GCAACGTCACCCATTCAAACCAAAATTGGTTCACATTGACTTCAAAAGAGCATAATCCAGTATTTACGCTATCTAAAGTCGATTTTAATTCCGAAACCTTTTCTTATTTTTAGGTTTTAAATCTTAATAAAATCAATGAGTTTTAAAAACGTTTCGGAACGTGATTTGTGACAAAAAGGCTCTTCAAATGAAGGGCCTTTTTTTATTTGGTAGGATTGAGTGGTTTTTCTTTTCTGATGTAATGTTGAGTGGTGCGTGCAGAAGTATGGCCAAGTTGTTTTCTTGCTCGCTCATCATCAATCATTAATGAAAGGTCTGTTGCTGCTTTCGCGCGAAGATCTCTCAATTGCACTTGATTGATCTCTTCGGCTAGCTCTTTATATTTTCTTGATGCCGCATTACGGGTATCTTTGAAATAATCTGTAAGCGATCTCCGCTCGAGCTTTCGCCCCCATTTATTCGTAAATAGGAACTGATTTTCTTCAGTGATCCGCTTGTCGATAATCTCTTTTAGTTTACCTATAACTTTAATCGCAACACGTTTACCTGTTTTTTGCTGTGTAATATGCAGTAAATCGTTGTAAATGTGCGAACTATGGATTTTTACCACGTCTATTGGACGTTGTCCGGTTAAATACATCACATCCATAATATCCTTCATATCCCCCGTGGCGCAGTCGTAGATTTTATCTAGGATATAATCTTCAATGTACACATCTCGGTAATTTACTTTGAATTTTTTAACCCCTGTTGATGGGCTGATCTTTTCAGTGTAACCCCATTCTCTCGCCATGCTCCAAATGTGGCCAAATAATCCAACTTCGATATTTGCGGTTGGTTTAACGTCTTTTCTCCAATCTAAATATTCACGGATGTGTATAGGCTCTATTTCATCAAGGGTAAATGGTGGATCTTGGAAGTATTGGCGCAATTTCTTTATAGCCTGAATGTTTGAGTTTCGAGTATTCTTCGCTTTTTTAAGCGGCACAACTTCTTTTTCGTATCGTTCAAGCACTTCAATAAAAAGGATATTATCTTTTTTCGTCAAATACTGCATATTCAGCTTTGCCGCTTCCAGAATAGCAATATGCTTATCTTTTCCTAACGAAACTTCTTTTTTATCGGCCATCGTGTAGTAGTAATACACCACGATTGATCCATCTGCTCTTTTGCGATTCCGGCATACTAAGCCTTGTGGCAATCCTTGATTAATTCGTTTTCTTGGACGTGCCATAATATCCCCCTTACTAACTTAATACTGCAGACCGCCTTCTTTCTTTTGTTTGTGTAATCTGCTGCACTTTCTCACCTTTCAAAATCTTGTCACCATCAGATCGTAACACAAGCGGGAATTTTCTATTTCCTTTTGGATGAAGAAAAGGAATTCCAAATTCATTTAAGCTTTTCATCTGATATTTAGGACAAACATATCCAGTTATTAACGCTAATAATTCTGGACTGCAGTATTCATCAAAAAATTCTCTTTCCATATTCTCTCCAATAAAAAACCGCCCATAAGAGCGGTTATAGTGAATTATTTTAGTTAGCCGATAAACGATATAGCAAATGTTCAAAATCGGCTTTATGGGCTTGTTTAAGCGGTTCTATAAGCTTTCTCGCTAGTGGTAACGATTTATCATAGTAACGCTTATATTCTGTGTGATGTCCGTAAACTGTCGGACTATATGACGAGCCAATTACTTCTAACGGTTTAATCAATCTTCCAAGTAACCAATTCATCTGACCGTGTGAGAATAACAAAAGAGTAATATTTGAGATTTCTTCTTTCGTTAAATCAAAAGTAAATCTTTCTTCTGCTGGTGGAAGTGCAATAGGTTGCAAGTTCATAATAAACGCCATCGCATTTCCGAATTGGCTTTGTGGAATTTGGTCGTATTTAGCAACCTTGAAAGCGGATTTTAACTGACGGTAAATTTCTTGCCAGTGTAAACCTGTTCTATGGTGTGCTTGTTGTACTGCTGATTGGATCGCCTGTTGTTGTTCAGGTGTAATTGTATTTGGTAAAAGTGCGGTCGTTTTCTTGTGTAGATTTAAGAACGCACGTAATACGATTAAATGGAATTTAGGACTAATCCACATTGCATAGGCAAGCATTAATTCTTCGCAAGCCCACGTGCCTTGCTTTGAAATATCAGAACCGCCACGAATTGTTTTTAAAGCGAAGATCGTTTTTGTGCTTCGGTCATTTTCAATCTCTTTTACCAGTTCTTTAGTTTGTTCATTACGAGCAAATAAACTTGGACGATGTTTTCCTAATCCGCCGCTGGCGACATGAAGATCATTTAATGAAAAGAGATTTTCGTATGAACGAATAGAAGTTTTAAGAATTGTTAAGTTTGACATGTTTATGCCCTCTAGAAGTTTTGTTTATCGTTCGATCATTTTTGTAGGGTGATCGGGCTTCAACAACCGCTTCTAGACGGCGGAACTTATTCAGATGTATTGTATATCGTTCTCTCGACCCGATCCTCGAAAGGTACATTTCTGTACCTTTTTTCTAAATATGCAGATCTGCACATTTAAATTTTAGGCATAAAAAAACCGCTATGCTGTCGGGTGCGGAAACCGCTAGAAGAAATTGTTGTGCGGTAATCCTATTCCCGATTGAGTAGGTTGTCAATATCTATATTGGGAGAAATAAAAAAAAGCACTCTTTTTTCTGTGTAGTCAATTTGTTCAAAGTTATGGAGTTCATTAATATTATGTATTTCTGTAACCCATTCTTCTTTCCCCTCTGATACGATTTGCTTTTCCAGAGTAATTTTTTCTATAAATTTCTTTCCTTTTAATTCCTCCAGATTATCTAAACTCCATAATATTGAGCGTTCAGTATATATTAGATTTTCACAAAATAATTTAGGATCAAAATCCAGATTTTCTACATCAGAAAAACAATCGATGAAATCTCTTGCATATTTAGCTCTAGTATTTAACTTTAATGCTCGCTTTTCTTCTAAAGAAAGAAGATCTTCACTATGTTTAAAATTATCATTAACTAACTCACTAGCAAGAAATGATATTTTCTCTTTTTTTATAAAATCATATCTAGATAAAGCATTTTCTATTCTTAACTTTAATCGATCTTCAAATTTAATAGTTTCTTTAGGAGCAGAGGGGATAGCTATTTGATCTTTAACGACTTCAATTTCTTCTTTTTGCTTAATTTCATCATTATCATTTTTGGAAAAATAAGAAAATAACTTTTTAAACATACAGACACCTCAATTCAGATACAAAAAAACCACTTAATTGTGGCCACAGACTTTCTATTGAAAGTAAAGTTATATTAATCCGAAATTAAGAGGTGTCAATGTAAATCAATTCTTTTCAATATCTTATCCTGTAACCCAGCAAAACGCTTTCCACGCTACACCAAAGAATAATCCTATTCCAGCTCCAGCCATTGCAATAACATACGCTCCTGTTAATAAATAAATTAACCATTCTGTAAATGCTTTCATATTTACTCCAACATACCTTTCATTAATTTTAGCCACATTTCAGCACATTCTCTTGTGCTGAAGCAGTTGCCATTTTCTGCTGCATATCTGTCAAATAAATTGCTATATCTATACTCATTTCTGTACCCAATACAACCGCCATTAATATAATAGTAACTCTCTGTTTCTTGAGGTTTAAATGGCTTAGGTAAATCTTCAATGCTAATCTTTGGCTCTTCCCACATTGCAATGATGTCAAATTGCACTGAGGCATTTGAACCAGCCTCATTCCATTCAACATCTATATATTTACATTCATCTCCATCTTTATTGAAAACAATTCCGTTGAGTGGTTTTTTACCTAATTTACCCATTAAAGCTGGGTAGTTTCTAAGGTCATACACTACAAACGCTTTTTTTCCATTTCTAAGCATTACAGGCTCACCATTCAAGGCTGCTTTTAAGTCAAAATTTTTCATTTTCTTTCTCCTAAAACAAAAGGCGCTCACTTGGAACGCCTATTGGATATTGTTAAATATTGATTTACTGCTTAAGATTAACCACTGGTAAAATATCAACTAGAGGTTCACTTGTATTATCAGGGCTTTCAGCTAATTCCAATCGTCCGCCAAGCGTTGCGTAACCAATAATGTCTTGCCAATGGTCTGTTTCGTGTGAATTACCGTTAAGGATTCTCACTAACTTTCCAGCCATCATTGTCAAAGCGTAATACTGCACTCCGTCAATGTTTTTGCGATTATTATTGATAAGCTCCATTAACGCATTAAACGTAACAGAGCCTTGAATAAAATCCCCGTGCGTATTTCTTCGCTCATTCAGAATATCTTCTGTTGTCATTTCTGTTCCTTATTCTTATCCGTGTAATTGACTAATTCACGGATTTTCTCACGCACCAGTTCAAGAGCCTTTTCTAAACTCCGTTCTTTCTCGTGTAATTCCGCTAATTCGTGTTCTGCTTGTTGTTTGTTCATAGTTCACCTAAAAGAAAACCGCCTTATTTGGCGGTCTCAATCATTTTTAATATTCGGCTTTTGCTTTCTTTTACAAAATGACAACACCTGTCTTTTGTATCAACAAACGCACGCCCCTCAATATCATCAATAAGCTCAATATCATCAACATCAAGCTCAATCGGTTTGTTGTCAAAGTGCGTTAAGGTTATTTTCTTTCCCATAACTCACCCCTAGAATGGAATATTGTCATCAAAAGCATCCATTGGCGGCTCAGATTGTTGAGGTTTAGATTGTGCTTTTTGTTGTTTATCTTGCTGTTTAGACGGTTGATTTTGTGCTACATCTTGTCGACCACCTAACATTTGTAAGTTATCACCTTGAATTTCTGTGGTGTAACGGTCTTGTCCGTTATTATCTTGCCATTTACGGGTTTTTAATCGCCCCTCAATGTAAACTTGATAACCTTTGTGTAGATATTGACCTGCGATTTCGGCTAATCTGCGGTAGAGTACAATGCGAACGTATTCAACATTTTCTACAATATTTCCATCTTTCGCTTTGTATCGCTCGTTAAGTGCAATGGTGAAGTTAGCCACCTGTTCGCCATTAGGCATTGTTCTGATTTCAGGGTCTGCGGTTAGGTTGCCGATAAATAGGCACTTGTTTAAACTGGCCATTAGCTCATTTCCTTAATTAATTGTTGATAGTATTCTTGAGCGGCATTAACTCGCTCTTTGATTTCTTCGATAATTTTGCCATCACGCTTAACTGTAACGGTTGTAATGCGTTTTGATTGTGGAATTTGCTCCACTAAATCAATATATCGCCCCGGATTGTCATAGCTTGATAATTGCTCGTATGGAGTAGGCAATAGAACAAAGTCAATTTGAGCCTCTTCGCAATCCCATAGCCACATATAGCCTTGCATTTGGATTGTATAACCGGCTTTTTTCGCTTTCTCTTCTGCCTCATCGGTAAAGAATGGGTGCGATCCAATATCCCATGAGCATTTTGTATCAATGATTAGCTTTCTAGTTGGAACGTAAATATCACATTCACCAGTAATCCAATCGTTTTCCCGTCTTTCTTCGTTTTTCTTTAACGCTAATCCACGCTTGCGACCGCTTAATTTAATGGCTTGCTCTTCAAGTGCGATGCCTTTTTCGGTGTACTTGTTACCCTCAAAATCTTGATAGCCAAACAAGTCATATTTAACTATCTTTCTAACCGCACTTTTAGCAGTGGCAGATATACCGCCACCGCTTTTCGGTTTAACCATTAAA